ATTATCTTTTAAATCCAAATGATGAATGTGATTCTTTTAAGGACAATGTTCGCCTTATGGTTTATGGAGATGATAATATAATTGGTGTTAATAATGAAAAGATCCCTTGGTTTAATCATACTGCTCTCGTATTTGCTTATGAGAAAATGGGAATAAAATATACAATGGCAGAAAAAGAAGCTAAAAGTGTACCTTATATTAAGATTACTGAAGCTACTTTTCTTAAACGATATTTCAGATTTGATGATATTCTTGGTTGTCAAATGGCACCCATTGAATTTCAGTCTATTGCAGACAGTTTGACAATGTGGGTGAGATCCAAATCGATAACCAGAGAACAACAAATTCTTGAGATTATGAGTGGCGCTCTATTAAAGTTTTTTCACTATGGTGAGAAAACTTATGAGCGATGGAGGAAGGAATTCCGAAATGTAATTGATAATTCAGACTTAAGACACTTTGAAATTGATGCACATGTAAAAACATACGCTGAAATGGTGGAAAGTTTTCAAGTTAGGAGAAAGAAATTGACTCCTTTCTTGAGTTATCAACCACTCGAGGAATAACTCGAGCTCGGGATTTTCTAATATCCCATATAATTATTAGGAGGTTGTATACGCTTCCATATAGCGCTAGATGTAACATTTTTGTGACGTATAGGCCAGTGAGTTATGGTCTTAACCAAAATAACTCTTCAACTGTTAGTTACTGCTAATAAGAAAAATGCTCATATCCTTTTAGAGCGTGGAACAGTTGAAACAATTTACCAGGGCGATCCCCAAAATCCCTATTTAGGGAAGATCTCGGTTGATGATCAACTAGAGCAAGACTTTTTGAAGATTGAGTTGACTACTTAAAAGTCTATAAACTTTAATGACTCGGTAATAATTGTTTAAAAGGAAACACTGTGGAGTTTGTTGTCTCCCCAACACAACAAGGTAGTTCAAGAAACCTTAATCTTGACAATGTTAGTGGCAGTCGTGCACTAACTATTGATGCTAATTTGCGACCTGTGGAAATGAAAAGACTCATTACTAACGCTGTAGTACAATCTGCAACGTTAGCACAAGAAATTGATCCAGAATCAGAAGCACATATGAAACAAGAAACTACTATTTTCATGGATGCTGCTCCAGGAACTGAAGCCGCACCTGAAACTTTTACTAGTGATATTTCATTAGATGCCTTTAAAGCTGATGCTTCTTTGGCCTCTTTCTTGAGTCGACCTGTTATTATAGACACCCAAACTTGGACTACAGGAGCTGGATTAAATGTATCCATTCCTGTATGGGAATTGTTTTTTAATAATGCTGTTATTAAGCGTAAATTAGAAAATTATGCATATATTAG